GTAAGTAGAAAAATAAACCTTTGCTCCTTGTAAATTGTTTCCGCTTAGGTCTTTTACGTTAAACTTTATATTTTTATAAACGGCAACCACTCCACCATTATTACCATTTGTACCGGGGGCGGCAGGATTTACGTCTAATTCTGAACCTGTTTTAGTGTTAATAAAATCCGCAGTATTAAAGTATCTAAGATTACAACCATTGCTAGATAGTGTATAAACAAAATCAGTAAGTATATAATGCAACCCACCGCCTATATTATTTCTACCGGTAGTTGACGTAAAATCAATACCTCTAGCTCCTGTCATAACTAAGTTAGTTATAGGCTTATTGTTAGTTAAACTAATTCTAAAGCCTTGCAAAGTTATCGGCCCGTTAATAGTTAAATTATCTGGTCCAAACTCAAAACGATTTACATGAACGCAGTCGCCAACAATCGTGTCTAATGTAACATCGCCGTTTAATAGTACACCTCTTTTAGAATTTATAGCGCCACCAGTCCACACAAAAGCACCGGTGTTATAAAAACAAAAACTGTTATCGTTTTCCGAAGATATTAACCAAGGCTGTTTAGAGTGTTGCAATGCACCAAAGTAGTTTCTATAGCCATTAATAGTCAATGTTCCGTAATTTCTTACATTGTATTGAGAGCTAAAATTTTGGGTAAATATACACTCGTTAAACGGATTGATCGTTTGAGTACCCCGAATCTCTAATTGCAATCCATCAAGTATATACATACTTCGTACGCCACCATTGAACACAGTAACGCCTGCAATATTAGCCAACCCACTAAGGTCATTGTCTGTAGTGCCAGAGGCTTGCGTTATAACTGACCCTGCTATAGTGTAACTCATAGTACTAAGCCTCTGAATGCCATTAAATTGTCACTCCCTTAGTCACAACCAAGCCACTAAGAACGCCATTGCTAAAATTATTATAGAAAGCGTCAGGTTCAGTTCCCGAAGGTATTAGGCGATATAAAACGCCATTCGTGTACGTATACGTCCAGACCTCACCAGTAGCGATAGTCGATGTCAGTACCGGGTTAGAACTAAACCCTGCGACATAGTTTAACCAACCTCTTTGGGCGCTGAAAAATACAGTATCCCCTTCGGTATTAATCTTTAATTCTGTTTGGTTTTGGTCTGTAGTGACTTTCTCTACTGTATCAGTAAAGGTAATTGAACCGGCATCCTGATTAAGAACGATAGTAGAGCCATTGACTTCGATTGTTGCCGCTGTGTTACTGCTTGAGCCAACAATATTGATTAACTTGTTTGTGCTTACAGACGAGGTCATACATTTACCCCTGCATGAGCCTCCACCACGAATTTGCCCTTAAGCCTAGTCCTTAGCTTTGCATTGGTCGGCTTTTCTTGGACGGCAAAATAATAATCACCTTGCTTAATTGCGCTCATATCTGAGGCAGTTTTTGTAAACGTGACGGTATCGTTTGTGACGGTGACGGTAGTAAATGATGTTACCGTTTGAGCCATAAGGACAGGACTAGTAGTATCGGTTAATTTTCTAATCGTTAGAATTAAATCCGAACCGGTAAGTGCCGTCTCAAAAGTTAAAGTCAGGTTTAAATCTGCGCCTCTTTGAGCGAAAATATCAACGTCTTGTGGCTTCTCTAACGATAGAATCATATTAGTCTCAACGGTCATTAATGCAGACAGTATAGGCGATTAATTAAATAAATAAAAGTCCGTTGCGACCACAAGTGGACAAGGCTTGCTCAAAAGGCGAGGGGATTGCCTCGGTCTATTTGTGTTTCTTGTTGTGTTTTTTGTTATTTTGCCCGGTCTCTTTTTTGCTCCGCGCAGATTTTACTGCAAAGAAAGTCCCTCTAAGCAGATATGCCAGAAAAACTATTGCTGTTCCTACCCCAATCATTTCAAACATTTATTTTCTCCACTGGAATTATTGCCGGGTGTTCTTTTTGTAACCGCATCCACTCGTCACTAAGATCATACCCTTTTTTTTCTTTAAGGTCACCGCTCCAATCAATATTTTCGTAGTTTTTTTCTACGGCTTTCGTGTTTTCGTTTCGACGATGGCTACCCTTGCTCATTAGCATATGCCTAAATTGATACAATCGTTGTACATCATATTAGAGGCTATGCTGTAAAGAAACAGAAGAACCCCACTAAGAATCCAATGCTTTACGCTTTCTCTAGCTTTCATTATTCGCCCCTCCCATATCCTGCGAATGGTTCAGCCTGTATGTTTTCAATTTCATCAAAAAGCTCCTGAACAATATCGCGCAAAGTTAACTCGAGAGTGAGATAAATATCATTCTTAAGAAAAGTAGCAAGGCGACTATCTTTTTCGCGCTGTGCATAAATTGCGTCAATGATGCCTTTTTGATCGGTGCTACTTACAGGGAGTACATCGTCCCACCAAGTAGGCATGTGCTGCAAAAAATGATAACAAAATGCGTCTTTGTCAACGTCTGATAAATCAATAATATCGCCTTCCCATCTGGGAAATCTGTTTTGAACGTGGCCGATGATAATAGTTGCGTCTTGCTGAAACCTTGAAATAGTCATGTAATGCCCTTTGTTTTTTGATTGAAGTGTAATTATCATTCATTTATTCAAGAATGTAAACCTTTTTGTAAACTTATTTTAGTTTCTATACCTTTTTGGTATGTGGGCTATAGATAAAAGTCATTACGAAAGGAATTAACAGGCAAGTATAATGCGGCTTAACACACTAAGGGGGTCGCAGATGGTTACTTGTTACATATTTTTAACAGTTTTTGGTTTAATGTTAATTGCAAAAGATGATTTAAGAATGTAACGGAGTTTATTATATTTCCCCTATCCTCCATTCTTCTTTTTTTATTCTGGCTTTTAGCTCCTTTTGGAACTCTTTTACTTCATCGCGGTTAAATTTTACAGGTGGCAAGTAAGTAATCTTCTTCATTGCCCGGACTCGCCTTTCGCCATAAGTTTCTACTAAAAAATTTCTGTAAGCGTCTTGTATTCTTGGGTCACCCATCAGCATATTGCATCGCTTGCACTGGGGGTGTATGTTTTCCTCAAAAAGTTTCAAGCGAGAATGCGACCGGCTATGGTAATGTCCTCCGTCATACCCCTTATAATGACCTGTGCGCCCACAACTAACACAAGAGCAATAACCGTTATCATCAGATGCCTTTAGTCTTACAAGACGTTGCAATAGCTTTGCCGCCTCGTCAACTTCTTTTGCAACGGTCTTGACTTTAGCCTTTGCCATTTTCCAATTCCTCACGATTAATCTTAATCATCGTTAATAAAAAAGCCTTTACCGCCTCTGCGTCTCTTAGTGAGAAATCAGGTCTAAGGTAAATTTCTACGGTCCGCGTCTTGTACCCGGCTTTGAATGGCGTTTTTTCCTTTGCGCTGCTTAATGCTTCCATGTTCCTTCCCCTTTAATGATGATTTCCGTTGTAGTCTCCAGATCGCAAGTAGGACACATGCCGTAAGCGCAACCATCATCCCCAAGCCAATATTCAAGGGAGTGCCCACAATCGCAAAAAGTTTTACGTAGAGTGCATGTGCCGTTGGTGATATTGGTAACATTACTCACCTCCTGCGCCTATTGTGATTTTCACGCGAGAATCCTCTCCGTTCGTTTTATGGTAGACCACTGCGCTGATAGATCGCTCTGCTCCGTAGCCAGAATCGCTGTGCCACTGGTCTGTAGAAGTTAAAGAACCCCAGTGGCAAAAATGCATTGAGCCCACTTCCCTCGCTACGTGGTGATGAATGTGACCTAAATGACAATATCGGTGTTTACTTTCACTCCACTCGTTATCTAAATTCTTTATTACTGCCTGCAAAATTTGCTCATGCTTTATTCTATCCCCATGATGGAAAACAAACAAATTATTGTGCCATTGTAGGTGAATAAATTTACTGTAGTTCGCTAATACTTCGACTCTAGGTTCTGCGCTATAGAGCAAATCGAGACAGCTAGACAAGTGACAGGCCATATCGCTGTCGTGATTACCCCTAACATTTATGACTACCACTTTTTTGTGGGTCAGAAGCATTTTGTCTATGAGTATTTGGAATAATCTGCCGCCTAACTTAAACGTCTTTGCGATTCTTGTATCTACATCGACCCTTGTGCCGTTCGTTGTCTCGTTCTTACTGCTATCTGCGTGAAAAAAATCACCGACATTTAACAATACTCCAACTTCGGCATCGCCTACCCTTTGAGATAATCGCCCGGTTGCTTCCAGTAGGACTTGGCTTGCTATCTTTACGTCCCAATTTTCATCATCAAATTTAGTTTCCGAATCGGCTAGCATACCGAAATGATGGTCGCCCATAATATACATAGCGAGGTAATCACTGTTTGTTTTAACCGGGGGTGCGACAGGTTTCTTTAGCCCGGTAAGATCGTCCTTTAACCCTTCGATCATTCCATCAATTTTTTGTTGTAAAGCTATTTTTGCCGGTTCTTGAATTACCCACTGTAACGCTACAGAGCCGTCTTCTTTATATGCGGTGGATATGCGCTTGGCTTCAAACCCTTCGGCTGTTTGATGCGTGAGATCGCGGTGAGGCGATAATCCGTTACTAGCCGCTCTTTTTGCCAATAACTGAACACACTGATCTACAGTTCTTCGGTTTTTACCTAAAGCGGTTGCCGCCTTTGCCGCTGAACCATATTTAATGATCGCTTCTACGTTTTCGCGTTGAGTATCTGACTGACAAAATTCTAATAGTGCTTTCGGATTATGGTTGCTCATTTTATCCCTTACTCATTTTGGTTTTGTTTAAGTTTTGCATACTCGCTTGATTCCGGTATGTCCAGTATCACGTTGATATCTAATGCCCAATGATAAACTTGATCTAAAAAATATACAAACTCTCCTACATCAAGGTCAGAAGAATGTTTGACTTGGTCTTTAATGATAGTGTTACCAATCTTAATATCTTGCGTACCAAGAAACCGATTTTTAAACATTAACGCCATATTCTCGACAGTACAGTCAGGGGATTTATGAATAAATCGTTTTGATAAAACCCTACACCAAGCGTAGAACAAAGAGTTTTGACTTACAGTTCTGGGGTGACGATAAGTTTTAAGAGTTATTGACAAAGGCAGGGTGTAATCCCAATCTTTGATACGTTTCAGAAGCAGGGGGAGTTGTTTCTCGGCTCTAACATAATCAGGAATGAAATTAAAATCACCTTCTGTGTAATCTTTCATAATCTATCACTCTCCCTGTTTAATTTTTCGTGAGCGCAAGCAAAGAACCCTTGCTAAATCGAGCGCAGAATAATAATTGGTGCATGTTTGCATGTCGATATTATAATTTTTAAGTTCTTTAAGGCAGTGAGCTACCACATCCGTTAACTTGTTGGTATTATTACCATCTGCTATGGCTTTAACTTCTGCCATGTGAGTTACAAATATTTCTTGTTTAGCTTCAAGCTCGTCTAGTTTTGACACTAGGACTAACAACTCTTCTATCCTGTCAGCCGCTTGGTAGCTAGGCCAGTACGTACCGCTAGAATTGGCACGTAACCATTCGCAAAGCTCTGTGTCATTTTTCATCCCATCTCTCCTAAAGTGGACAACCAAACCCCACCGCCAAGCGACTTAAATTTAATCATCATTACTTGCCCCTGTATCGTGATTCTACCTTGATCTTCGCTTATTAGAATTTCTTTTCTGATTTCAGAGTCGACATTAATTCCATTATTTAACATCTTTAACTGTATAGGTGTTTGATTGTGTTTACTTAATCCAAAAAACCATTCTATTAAATCATTGCCATTACGTATCGACTTACCAATCATCTCAACTCTCCCTGTTTAGTATAGGTTTAGGCGGTTCATTCGTTTATCATTCTATTAATAAGGTCACTGACCATGCTTTGGATTTCAGGCTCCTCAGAAACCGCCATTATTTCACGAAGTCCGTGAATTGCTTTGCCGTATATCGTATCCTGTAGAATTTTTCTTGCGTTCTCTGTTTTACGGCCCAATTCAGTATAAGTTGCTGTAAACCGAGAAGATAACTCAAGTTTTACTTTATACTCAAAGGCCACCTCAAAACTGTGAGTTTGATCCATCGCGGGCAAACCTTTATCCACCTCTAAAATAGCGCGTGGGTTGGGGTCTGTACGATGGAAACGTTTGTCCCAATTCTTTTCTGTAGTCAATAGATGCTTTATCATCTCAACTCTCCCTGTTTAGTAGGTTGCCAGCATTCATCAGGCGAGATTGGTCGGGCGTGTTTCCAGCGATACCGCTCTATACTGGATGCTCCAACAAGTGGTACGCAGAAATAGGGGGAACTCCATGTTTGATTTACGAAACATATAAGCCCAATATAGAGATGGCTTTTAAGTTGTTCCAGGTCGTCACCTACCCAGCAAGGCACAGGGGAACGCTCAGACACATCATCCTCCCAATTAGGTACAGGTTTGCAGATTGATTCTAGGTAATCCAATATGTCCTCCTGAGAATAATCCCATCCTGTTGCTATCTGCTCTGGACTCATACCGTCAATTATTCTTTTCATATCACTCTCCTTGCTCAGTCAATTTTATACCAAATATTCCAGAATAAATGCCTGTGTACTTTGAAATCTATCAGCACATGGCTATGAAAACTGTCCACGGCCGTATCGCAGTATTTAACTCTAAAAAATATCGTAAAGTATGTCATTCATGCTCTCCCTGTTAATTTTCTGGTCAGCCAATGCTGTGATATAGATAAATTAACTTTAATTTTAAATAATTCAATGTTTTTACCTGATTGTGTTTTCACCAACAAATCATCATTGACATAATTAAAGGGCGCGGCTTTAGATCTTAATCTAATAACTTGGGCTGAAACTCCGCTAGACTCTGAGAATTGTCGCAACGTGTAAGACTCTCCGCTGATAAGGTCTTGATTCATGCCGATGTATAAAAATTTTGCCGGTACTTGGCCGTTGCGCTTAATCATATTGCCCCCTGATAGATGATTTCACCATCATAGTAGTAACCGTATTTTTGAAGGTAGAACACTTTAGCGGCTTCCCTAGCTTCTGGGTCTAACCAAGTAATATCGGTGAGTTGCATTTCGATTGTCTTGTCGCGTAGACGCTCTTTTTTGACTGGGTTTCTAGCGAACGGTGAAGAACCACCCTGATTTTGTGCCTTGCCTAACCAAGCATTAATGAATCGCTTGATACCAGTTTTGGTTTTGCGGTTTTTAGGGTTAGAGTGACACCATGCGGTCATAGCGCGAATCTCTTGATCTACATCTACAGTCGGGTAAGCAGATTTCCATATCAGAATATCCTCTTGCTTGACGGTGTAGCATTGCCCTGTAATTAATATCATTGTAAAACCTCGTTTTTTGATTGAAGTGTAATTATCATTCATTCCTGCACCAATGTAAACCTTTTTGTTTATACTGGCTTGTAACCATTCATCTTATCGCCTTTCTTTAACCTTTCTTTAAGCATAGCGGCTTTATTTTTATCGCCTTTAGTTATTGCTAAAGCTATCTTAGCTTCTAGCGTTTTGCGATTATTAAGCTGCTCACTATTTAAGGTGCTATTTTTCATCACTACTAACAAGCTCATATTGAGCAACCGTACACTCTTCACCGAATTGGTTTAACACCTTTACTCTAGTAGTCAGAATATTCATTCCTTTATTTCGAAGCTCATGCACCCTTGCCGCGAGTCGATAAATACCTAAATGTTTCCAACCTTCCATTGGGTTAACTGTGTTGTTTTCTTCTAAGTAATTAATTAAACGGTCAATTTTGTTTGGTGTTGCAGGAACTAATTTGCTCATTTTAATTCTCCAGTATTCTCGGCAAGCCTCGAAAGTTTAATGATAAAGGTTTTTGTTTGCTTGTTTTTAAAAAAATATAAATATTTAAGATGATTTTCCCCTTTAACTACAAAATCCAGTTAATTTAAGAATAGAGGGCTAATGCGACTCTACGGTTATAATATACTTCGTATCGGATATCCAACCTATCCACAATCTAAAACCGATTAAATTGTAGGGCTATGTCTGGAGGGTCAACCACGCTCTGACGTTTAATTTAGGATTCCGTCAGCCTCTAGCCCGAAGTACATTTGAATCATAAAATAAATTACAAAACTTTTATAATAACCTTTTCGAATAAGCAGGACGGTTTTTATAACTTTTTGGAATAAGCAAATAAGTTTACAAAAAGGTTTACTTTGGTCGAAAGATTAACGATAATGGTTACTCATTCAAAGGGAATATAAATATGCAAAATAAAAAAATCAATGTGTCGGATTCTGAACGCGGCAAGCAAGATTGCATTAAGGGAAGCAAGGTTTCTCATAATGAATCACTGGCTTATCACATTGGATATGGTAAGCAATACGAAGCAGAGCAAAACGCTACTGCAAAATCTGAACTACAATTAAGGGGTTTAAAATGAGCTTTTCTAAAGAAGTATGGGACGCATTATCAGAAATTAGCGTCAAAGATCACACTGAAAAAAAAGGGCAGTTGTCTTATCTGTCTTGGGCTTGGGCTTATGGAATAATGATGAAAAATTATCCTGAGTTGGATTATCATTTTGACGAACATAAATGCATAACCACTGGGACGGTGGAGGTTACTTGCATTGTTAATCTTTACAGGGGCGAGGAAACGATGGTTCGACATATGTGGTTGCCGGTCATGGATTACAAAAATAAGGCTATCCCAAATCCTGATAAGTTCGCAATTAATACGGCTAAAATGAGATGTCTAACTAAATGTTTTAGCCTTTTTGGATTAGGCCATTATATTTATGCAGGGGAAGACTTGCCCGAATCTGGCGGTACTGTTCCAGAACCTACAGTTATCAATGGCTTGCAATTAACTGCCCTTGAAGAATTAATGGTTATTACTACAACGGACGAGGCGCGGTTCTTGGCTCACTTCCAGATACATAAACTGCACTACATGCCCTCTTCTAGTTTTGACGTTGCTCAAGCTATGTTGAATAAGAAACTTGAGCTAATCTCAACTAAGCTGTCAGACGATCAGCTTGCAGAAGTCGGCAAAGAGATCGCAGGAAAATGAGTGGCGGTGACCCGAAATACTCACCCAAAGGCGGCAAAATGTTCCATGAAGACGGATACCAGTTGCCCGACGATGAACCTCTAATGGTTTTTAGAGGCAAAGACGTTGGAAGTTTAATGGCAATATACGAATACATTTGTATGCTTGAAGACCAACCAATGAACAGAACTATTCTTAGCCACCTAGAAAGTAGTTTGGAACGGCTCAGTGCTTTTTATCATTATCAAATAAACAACCCTCAATTACAGTCAGTTGGTTGTTCAATGAAGGCACATGATCGCTACAAAATGTTTTTAAATTTTGCAGAAGAGAAACTAAGTTTCCATGATATGCCTATACACAAACGAAACGATGCAGACGTTAAAATTTTGACAGGAGTTGCGATATGAACACTGAGCAAATAGTACAGGGTACGCCTGAATGGTTTGAAGCTCGTAGAGGAAAGCCCTCTGCGAGTAGGTTCGGGGATTTAATTACCTACACCGGTAAACCTTCTAG